CGCCATTTAGACTTACTCGTAACCCATCTTCAAAGGCTTTCAAACCAAACCTCATCTGCACCAGATTAAACTCGGCACGACTGATTTTATTCGTTAAATCGTCCCGATGCTGAATCATAGCTTTTTGTTCACTACTCAATGCGTTCAATTCTTCTTGATTGTACTCTTTATCGAACAGTTTATATGTCGGTTCTTTTTCTTTTTTCGGCATTGTAACTCCTGTTTGTTTGTTATTCTTCAGATGCTGCTGCTATCTTCTCAAGCAGTACAGCTTTTGAATCGCCACCTTGACCTTCTGCATTCATAGCATTGTAATCAATACCTCTACTGGAACAATACTTACCAAGCTGTGCCTTTGACCACGAATCAGATGGGTCACCACTTGGATAACCATGCTGTGATAATTGCCACGCTTCTTTGCAATCGTCATCAAATAACGCTTCAGCAATCTTTGCTACCTTTGCATCTTCGTTATCTAATGAACTGTTTGGATGTACAACGTGCCGATGATAGCTAACGCCACCAATCTGCTTACCGTCATCCAGTACCTTTGTTGCTTGGCGAACTTGTATTGAGTATTCGCCCTTTACTTCTATTTGGTCAACTTCGACCACTTTTTCTAAAGCCATTTTTGACTCCTATTGTTTGTTATTCGTTTCCAACTATATATCCATATAGTATTGAATTAATCCACCCTATACATCATTGAACCTGCAATGGTTTTACTCGACCCTATTTCATCATCAGTTGCAATATCACCAGTTCCAATCAGTAAATATGCTGTCGTTGCACCTTCAGTCACATTTCCACCAAGAGGCATGTTTGTCGCATTGGTGTATGCGATAGAAACAGCTCCACGAAAGGCATCCGTCGCACCACAGGTAAATGGAAGATTCTTAATATAAAATAGACTACCCCCAGATATCGCTCCTGTTGTCAAAGTAAAATGACAAGTTACAAGGTTGCCAATTTTTGTGTACATTCCACTTTGAACTGAACCACCCAAATCAGTATCTTGAGGTGTCCAAGTCCCTTCCTCATAAGTCAATCCGCTATCAGCATCAGCAGGAGCATTTTCTACAGTAGCACCTGAAACTGTACCGTGTAATTCATTACCACTCTTATCATCCCATCTTGAAGCACCTACACCAGACCCATCGTATTCTGCGACTGCACCTGCAGGAACCAATTCAACATCGTCTATATAAAAAGTTCCACCACCTGATTCAAGAAGTGCAAAGTATGCATTCTCGTTCTGTATTTTAACTTTAGCTGAAATTTCAAATGATTGCATTGTTGTGCTTAAAGTAAAATCTTCCGTATTCCCACCAGTCCATTCAAAGGGAGTCCTTGCTCTCAATGTGGGAGTCCCAGTGCTTGCTCTGGCTTTAAATCTATAGTTGTAAGCCTTCCCTACTATCCCACCAGTATCGTCAAAATTGCTGCCAGCCAGTGACACTGCATTTGAAGAACCATTACTTGCATCAGAAGCAACTACTACCATTTCTCCACCAGTAATAGTTGCAGTATGATTACCATTTGAAGTCCAGTTTCCAGCACCACTAAAATCACCATCTGCCGCAGTGGTGACCATATTCGTCTGATTCGCACCTTTATATTTATAAGGTACTGATGCACCAGAGTAGAGTTCTTTTACTTCGGCGGCTGTGAGGGCTTTGTTGAAGATTTTAACGTCAGATATTGAACCATCAAAATGTCCGTATAAACCAGCTTGATTTCTTGCACCAATGACTGCATTTTGTGTAAGAGCAATTGTTGAAAAATCAAGGCTTGATAAATCAGAGTTGGTAACAGCTACAGACGTGCCATTATCATAGAATAAAGCTAAATTATTAACTGCATCTATAACGACAACAATATGCTTCCAAGGATTTTCACCGTCAGTAAATATAGCTGAAGTTGTTGTTGGAGCAAGTTGGGTTGAGCCATCTTTGTATTTTAACTCCACTGTACCATTCGTATTAATACTCATATAAACTCTGTCATTAGTGTCAGCTTCAGACGCACCCCAAAGTGATTCAACAGCAGAAGGGTTACCATCAATGACTTTTATCATCATTGCTATTGAAAAATCGCCACGATATGTAGTTTGAAATGTCTCATTAGTATTCACATAATCATCCACCCCATCAAACCGATAATAAGGAGCTGGCATTGTATTCGCTACATGGTCTTGGCGACCTTGTTCTTCAAGGATGTAGTTACCAGCAACACCTATGTCTCCACCCACTTCGAGCTTGTGTGCAGGACTGCTTTCATTTATTCCGACATTGCCTGATGAGTCAAGAGTCATTCTGGTCTGTAGAGTACTACTCGTAGAAGTACGAAAATGTAAATAACCACTACCACCAGCGTGTGATGATATTTGACCGACAATCTGTGCCGCCCGAAACCCTGAATCATCTGATGCACCCTTCCAAAATCCTATATCCATATAATTGTCATTTGTAACACCTGTATTGTATAAATTGATACTACCTGAACGATGACCAACAGTATCAAGGGTTGTACCAGTATTTGTTCCTTCTATTTTCAAATTAGTAGTAGATGTACTGTCTAAATGCAAAATTCCTAAAGGTGCCGCAGTTCCAATTCCGACCAGATTATCAGCAGTCAGCCTCATTACTTCACTTTGAGAAGCGTTCCCATCAGTAGTATAGAATACCATATCAGCACCGTTCTCACTTGCTGACCAAGCCGCATCTGCAATCGCTTCAATTCTTGCACCAGTTGTAATAGTATTAGAACCATCTTCAGCCGCACCGAACTCAATTACACCGAGCCTGTGGGTATCGCCTAAAGCTGCACCGTCATCACTCTGGAGTCTTAAAATTCCACCTTGAGAAGATGAACTTGTTGTTGGATTATCAATACAAATTGTAGTTGTTGATAACTGTGCGGCGAAGGTTGTGCCGTTATCACCGTCTTTTATTGGCACTAATGTGGTAGTATTTCCACCACCGTCTGTATCAACGTGTAATAATTGTTCATAACTCGAGGCTATGCTTTGTCCTGTTAATGTTGCCATAATATTTTCCTATTTATTAAATTGTTATACAATGTCTTCCCACTTTCTGTGTTCGTTCTGCCAGATATCATTGACTGTCTGCCACAAGTCTCTTGCAAGACGTGCTGTCTGGGTAACGAATGAAGTAATTCTTAATCCTAAATTTAACATTAGCCTACGTATCCTATCACTTTTCCAGAGGCAAGCTTAAACCCATTCCATCTACCGAAGATTGTCATTCCCTGTGGGAAGGTTACATCATCAGTTGATGCCCCCCCATCAGTATCTATATCTGTTCCTGTTCCTGTATTATCTGGATATAATTGTTCTGATTCAGCAACGAGACCCTCAAGGTCTGATGCAAAAACTGTATCTTCTAAAAATTGGATTGCGACAAAGGCTCTTCTTAACGTTACCACAGGGTTTATGCCTGTAACAAGTATTGAGCCTGCTTGCCCAAGAGATGCGTTCTGGGTTTCCTGAACTGAATATTTATGTAAATTTGCCATTTATTTCCTTCCTCTCTAAGGATATGACTATCCGTGAATGAGACCGTTTGATATATTATTTTTTATCTAATTCTTTTTTGCTGAAAATCTTATCATAATTTTCTCGCCATTTTTTATTGGTAGGCTGGGTTCTAGGAAAACTGCCTTTGCCCTGCGTATTAATACCTAACTGCTCTCCATTGAATTTATGAACCTTGCCAGACCTTAATTGCTCCCCCAAATCTTTCATTTAGAAAGAACCTTTATATGCAATCACAGCCCCACTTGCGAGAGTGAATGCAGTCCATTGTCCAAATATTGTCATCCCCTGTGGGAACGTATTTCCATTGTCTATATCATTACCACTTCCGCTTCCAGTGGCTACAAAGGAACTACCATTTGACGTTAATGTTGTAAATGTAGAATCTTCTATAAATTGGATTGCCACAATCTTGTAGCCCGCTCTTACCGTTGTGCTATCTTCAAAGACCGCACCTGCCTGACCGAGTGCTATGTTTTGAGCTTCGCTCGTTGAATATTTTGTATAGTCTGCCATCTATTTCTTATCCTTTTTTTTAGGTTTTTTCTTAAATTTAGTTTTGAGCTTGTTTTTAATTTTGAGTAAAGGCTTTTCAACAATAGAACCCTCCGGATTTCTTCTATCTGACACTCTCACATACCCTTTAGCCTTTAAATCTTTAATTTGCTGAACCACATCTTTGTGTTCATCTTGGTCTGAAATTCTTTTAACTCTTTTATCTTTTTTGTACCAATATTGAGCCATCGTATCTCCTTACGTTTATCATTGGGGGGCGTAAACCCCCCAAATGATTACTTCAAGGTTAAGATTAGTTATTTACGAATCTGTAACCGCGTTTGTTACTTGAACTGTCAATCAGTACGCTACCGTATAGAATGTCGGCAACGACCTTTGTGCCCAGCGCATCTATCGAATATTCGCTCTGGACTCTAACGCCTTGCTGAACCGCTATAGCTGCCGCCGAGCGATGAAAAATCGCCCCGCAACAAACTGAACCACCTGTTGAAATGGTGTTGGACATATAGACATTAATTCCGTGCAATTTTCCAAAAAATCCTTTTGATGAAGCACCTTCATTCAAAACACTTGTATTACCACCAGCGTCTGCTCTCCAAAAGTATTTAGAAACACCACCAGCCGGGTCAAGAATGTCTGCCATCATAGTTGGATTAACCACTAATGCACAATCGCCATCCATATAGGGAACATCATTCTCACCTAAACTGGCTAATGCCGCTTGCCAATCAGAAGCTTGAAGATTATCATCGCCACTACCTAATGCTACACTCACATTCAGACCATCAAGGTCATCCCAAATGTCCGCATCAAGCTGTCGTGCTAAAGCTTCACCAAACATTTTGGTGTATTTAGAAACCAAGTCAGCTTCAGATTGAACCATAAGCACATCTTCAAACAACATAGCATTATAATAATGGTCTGTTATTGTAAGTGAGCTTTCCGTTGTTGCAGTTGCATCATAAGTAACTAATGTATCAGCAGATTTAGATGTTGCTGTATTTAAGTCAATTTGAGGTATGTGAATCGTATCACCATATCCTTTGCCCTTGAGTAATGCGGAATAATCTTCAACTAAACCTCGGAAGACCGTTCCTCTTTCAAAATATCTGTAGATGCCGTCAGCCCAAATCTCTGGTACAAAATCGTCTGCACTTGAGACTGTATGAGCAGCACCTAACATTCCACCTGTTATTGCCATTTTTTATCTCCTAAAATTAAATTATTTTCTCATATAGGTCTGCAAAATTTTGTTCCAATTGGCTCTTCGTTTATCAGCTGGCATATTAACCCAATCTTCTTGGGTTTCATCCTCGCTGAGCGCCCCCGGAACATCAGGAACATTCTTACGTTGTTCCTTTGAGAATTTTGCGACTAACATTTCTAATTGTATAAGAGGGAGGTCTCCGAATGCCTTTTTATCATCTTCCGATAATTCAGAGGTTAGCATATCTCTACGCAACCCTTGGTATTCGCTCCTATCTTTGTTTTCTTGAGAAAGTTTTTCAATATCCCTGTCTTTTTCAACAATCAACTCCTGATATCTACCTTCTTCTTGGAGTTTTTTCTGTCTTATAGATTCTTGTTCTTTTACAAGTCCGTTAAACTTATTCTCAAGCTCCCTGTATTTACCTACTTGTTCGCTAAATCTGCTATAGGGCACAGGATTGTTTGGTACATTTTCTGTAGCTTTAGTGCTATTACTTTTTACGTCTTTACCGACTTCAGATTCTTTTACATCGCTCTGTCCGATGGACGCCGTTTCAACCTCTTTTATTGAGCTGGACATTTTTACCTCTTTTGTTGAGTCAGAATATCATTATTATATTTTACAATTTGTGATTGCAAAATAGTCATAATGAAGTTTAAATTAAATAAACTATATTCTGCAACCGCAATTTTGAAAAAAATTAATTAATGCAAAATGGAACTGGTGAAGACCTTGGCTTTAAAAAGAAATGGTTCGAATACATTGGATACGAACCGCACGAAGGGCAAAGGTTACTTCATTTTCCAGATAAACAAACAGCTTCTTTCTTTGTTTGTATATGTGGACGACGTTATGGCAAAACTACTGCAGCCTATAGAGAGGCAGAGTTCTATGCTGCACAGCCAAATAAAAAGATATGGCTTGTAGGTCTTTCCTACAAAAAATCTCGGCTTATGTTCCGAGAAATATGGAAAGATATGGTCATTGGTCATGATGATGATATTAAATCAGCTTCAGAAAAAGAACAGCATATAGAATTCAAATGGGGAAGCATGGTTTCGGGAATGTCGGCAGACAATCCGAATTCTCTTGTCGGAGAAGGTTTGGATTTGTTAATAGTAGACGAAGCTGCGAAAATGTCAAGAAAAATATGGGATATGTATTTATCGCCAACATTGTCAGATAGAAAGGGTAAGGCTATTTTTATTTCAACCCCGGAAGGTTATAATTGGTTATACGATTTATACCTTCTTGGAAAAACAGATGAACAATGGCATTCGATGAGATTCCCTTCTTGGGTGAACAATCACGCATTCCCATCGGGAAAGAATGATAATTTTATACTTGAAAGAAAAAGAAACCTTGCTAAAGAAGTTTTTGAACAGGAATATGCTGGCGAATTCTCAACCTTTGAAGGAAAAGTATATCCGTTTAATAGAGAGATTGATTCGGGCGATTTTCCGTTTGTTCCAGAACGACCAACATATTGTTCAATTGACTTTGGATACAGGATGCCGTCGGTATTATGGTTTCAAACATATACTCAAGGTGGAATAGTGCATATTAACATTATTGATGAAATAGTACATCAAAGAAATATCCCCACAGAGAAACTTGCAAAGAAAATTTTAGAAAGAGAATACCCCATATATACTTTTTACGGTGACCCGTCCGGCGTGTCTGTTCAGGGACAGAGTGGATTAGGAGATATAGAAATCTTCCGCAGGTCTGGGGTATACGTTCGCTATTTAAAAGACAGATTAAGTCGCAACATAGCATCTGGGGTTGCGTATGCAAGAGGATTTTTTGAAAGTGCGGACGGATTAAGAAGAATCCACATTGATAAAAAATGCACAGGGGTTATGGAGGATTTTGAGAATTATCGGTATCCCGCTGAAGCAGAAGGGAAAAGCTTATCTCTTGACCCTATAAAAGATGGATACCACGACCATTCAGCAGATGCGTTTAGGTATTTCATAGTGAATAGGTTTCCAATAAGACGAAGAGGTATTAATAAAATTAAAAGGTAAGGATTATGGCTAATATAGCAGAAGAAATTGTAAAAAATTCATTAAAAGAACTCAAACAGACGCAGGCAAGGGCAAGAAGGAATGAAGTTCGTAAAATGCTTAATTATTATACAGGGACATCAACCTCTGAATATATAAAGAAGTATTTTAATGCAGATTCCTTTAGAGAGATTCCGCATTATGAGGCTAACTTCACAAAAAAGTTTGTGAATAAAATTTCTAGAATCTACACAGTAGGTGCTAATAGAAATGTAAATAAAAGGTATGATTCATTGACCAGCATTAAAGATGTAAGAATGAAACATATCGAAAGGATGACCCGGCTTATTGGCTCTATTGCCTTGAGAATTATGTGGGTAACGGATGAAAACGGTGAAAATCCAATGTTTGATTATCGTCCAATATATTATTTTGACCCGTATTTCGGTTCAGACCCATTCAATCCTACTGCAATCGTTTACCCCATGAACTTACCTGTAAATGATTTAAGTTCAACAGAAAAATTAAAATATTGTTATTGGGATTCAGAGGTTTTTCGTATTGTTGATGAAAATGGTAATACTTTACAGAATACAGAACACGGGTACGGTGTTTTGCCGTTTGTATTCCTTCATCGTGAAAATCAGATTGATTCTTTCTATGTTGAAGGCAGTCAGGACATCGTGAGCGCAAATGAACACGTTAATATAGCAATGACAGAAATGCAACTAGGATTAAGGTTTCAAATGTTTGGGCAGCCTTGGACAAATTTAGATTCAGACAAACCAGTTACAAGAACAGGTTCAGACGAGATTCTAATGTTAGGCGATGGAGGTCAGTTTAATATTGCATCTCCACAGGGCAGTATCAACTCTGTAATAGAAAATATAAAATTCCAGATAGAGATGATAGCACAAAATCATCATCTATGGGTTACTTGGTCAGAACAGGGTGGAGAAGTACCGTCTGGAATCAGCCTAATGATTAAAGACCTTGAAAGACATGAGGATTTTATAGACGATATTGAATTATGGCGTTTATATGAAAAACAGATATACAAAAAAGAACAGTCAATTGCCGATTTCAACTTTATGAGCCTACCTGATAAATTTGCAGTAGATTTTAATGAGGTTGAATATCCGATGACAGTACAGGATAGGATTCTGCTTGACGAGTTTGGATTGAAGCACAATCTTATGACGGAAGCAAAAATGATGGTCAGGGACAATAAAGACCTGTCCATAGAACAGGCGCAGAAAATAATAGAAGATAACAAGGAAGTAAATGAGCAATCCATTAATAGAGGACTCTTTTCTACGCTACGTCAAGAAACTTAACGAACTTAACGATATTGAAATATCTCTAGATGGTAATATCGAAGATATTATGGATAACCCGGAAGAGTGGGCGGAACAGCAAGTCGAGAAACTCATATCGGATAATTTAGGAGTTCTATTAGAAGCCAAAGAAATGGGAAAGGAGTTTGCAGATGCCTTACAGGACGAGCGGTAAAATAACATTTATGCCAGAAAAGCTGGTAGAAGGTATGATTCGTGAAATAAAAAGACACACAAAAGAAGCCGCATTGTTAAATGCAGAAATGTGTAGAAAAAGTATAGATAATCAGAAACAAGTTGTAACCGGGGGAAACTACGCAAGCCTAGAGGAATCAACAATAGACATTAGACGCGCAAGGGGAATATCTGGGTCAAAACCGCTTATAGCAACTGGAAATCTATATAATAGCATACAGGTTATCCCCGATGATGACGGATACTCTGTTGTTGTTGTTGAATATGGGGAATATCAAAACGAAGGGTTTATTCCTGACAAGATTCCAGTAAAGTCTAATTCAGCAAAAAAAAGATATGCTTTTGTTCCGAATGTTAACGATATACCCGTCCCCTCAAGGAATTTTTTTGATACCCCAAAAGCGTTTTTTAAAAGAAAAGAATATAAAAATCTATTAAAGGGTTTCGAGGAAAGAATGAAAAAAGAAACTAATAAAGGAAAAGTTGTAAGGATTAGGTAATGCCAGATGAAAAAAGAAGAAAAGTTGATATTGGTGAATTTGATGCGAAAGATAGAGAAATTGTTAAGTGGGTTGCTCAAGTCCTCGGATATGATGTCTCAATCTTCGGACAAAGAATTAGACAGCAAATTAAGGGACTTACAAGAGCTGGAGTTTCAAAACAATCAATTGCTCGGCTTCTTGATTCAGACTTTAAATCCTATGGGAGAATCTTTGGAGAGTATGCCAATTCCATTAAGCGAGGATTTGTGGGAGGAATTATGCAAATATCACGTAGAGAACTCAAAATGGGGGATGACGTAAGTTACAGATGGGTTGTTGCACAGGGAGTGAAGAATTGCCCTGATTGTTTAGGCAGGGCTGGCGAGGTTGACACTTGGGATGGATGGATTTCAAGGGGAATGCCTGCAACTGGATGGTCAGTCTGTAAACAAAATTGTTATTGTCAGGTAATCCCTGTGGATACGGATATTGACGATATTATTAAGGTTAAATAATACTATAATTCCTTACTCCGCCCTCTCTCTCTTCTCAAGTTCCTCTATCCAAGCAACCCGTACGCTCTTATTAGCCCTTCCCTGCGGAAGCTGGTCAAGACCGACATCTTCTGCTCTTTTTCTTAAAGCATACCGTTCCCTTTTTTTCTTTAGATATTCTATTTTCTTTTGCTCTGCCCCAATTGACTGTTTTAATTCTTTTTTCTCTCTTCGCTCTCTTGAGCGCGGATAATCATTTGATTCATCCCTCTCTGTCATCTCCATATTCGTTTCCATGACCTGAAAATCAGCCTCAATGGCATCAATCTTTTCTTTCTCAATTATTTTCCCATCAGAATTACTCGATTTAAGGAATTTATCAAAAGGGGAATCTATTGATATATTGACATTCTTAATTAATTTCCCAGAATGCTCTAACACTAACCTTCCAGCTTGAACATTTCCAGCACAGGCTTCCCGAACCATTGCATTAAGAACCGAGGGAAGTTCAGCCCCAAATTGAACCATGTATTTATCATAAATTGCCTCAACAAACAATGGGTCTTTACGCCATTGCTTAATTGTATCCTTATGAACACCGACAACCTCGGCAACATCCACATATCTCATGGATGGATTATTTGCAAAGCATTCTGCAGCTACCATTTTTTTTGGATTTAACTTTAAAAGTTTATTACTCATACCATTCCTCAAAAATACGATTTAGGATTTAATACCCACCACGTAAATAGTTTCAATTTTATAATCCCAAGAATAGCTATCTTCAACAATAAGTGCATTTAGGGGAAATAAAAAAGCGGTTGATGAAACGTGGTTCGCTATAGTAAACTCAAGTGTACTGTAGAAACCATTTAGTAGGTTTTAATCATTACGGTACAATATACCTCGTATCAACTCTGTCTTATTTATGTCTTTTTAGTTATCAATTTTAGTTACCAATTTTAGTTATCAGTCCCCC